GTTTAAGATTAATATCTGTCAGCACGGCGAACGATGTTTGAACGGCATAATAACCAAACATCACAAGGTTCATCATTAAGTCGTCGTGGTTGCCTTCTGATGCTTCAAAGCTCTGACCATGAGCAATGAACGTAGACATCTCAAGAATTGTTTGAGCATCTTGTACGTGTAGCTTCTTGTTTTCAATGATATCCTTAATTGCTGAACAGCCGATCCTCTTAACTTTCTTGTTCATCTCAACACCAAGTCTGGATTTTACAGCAGACTCCATGTGAACATTTTCATACTCAAGATCGTTATAGAGGCCATTTAGCACTAAACCGCCTTGATCATTAGCTTCAACAACAACGTAAGCTTCATTATAAACTTTAGCATACTTGAAGATGATGTCTGGGAACAGTAATGGTGAGATGCGATTGTTTCGATACACAGCAACCTGTTTAAAGGGTCGTGTACTAATATCAATTAGGTTGAATGTTGAGTAGTCTTGATCTCGGCCCTTACTAACGTCCACCGTCATTATATAGTTGTGGTCTTTTACGGTATCTTCATATATGAGAAGAGTGCCACCTTCTAGTATACGGGTTGGGTTGTTAGCTCTTTGTTCAAGTAATGACCATGCAGCAATAAGTGTATCACCTGTTCCAAAGAATGTATTACCAAATTCTTGGTCAAACTGTAGCTGAGAAGTGTTAGCAATTGTTTCTTCTTTCCATTTCTCATCACGTCCAGGAACGTCCCACCAATCTACACGGAACGGTTTAAACTGGTTGGTTCCTTGAATAGCACCTTCCCAGATCTTATGGAACATGTTACCAATACCGTTAGCAGTAGAGGTGATGATGACCTTTGTATCTTTACCAGATGAAATAACAGGATAAGTTGAGGTGTAGAATTCTGCTGCACGTTCAACGAATGCAAATTCGTCAAGGTAAAGCAAGTTGACAGACATACCACGAATTGATGAGCCAGAAGTAGCTGCAGCAATAATACGGCTATTGTTAGAGAATTCTATCGAGCCTTTGTTAAGAGCTTTACATCCAGGCTGCAGGAAGAACGGAAGGTTCTCAAGCATCAGAGTAACGCGTGCAAGCATTTCGCGGGCAGTTGCACCCTTGTTAGCTAGAACGGCGATTGTCTTGTCGGGATGAAAGATTGCAAACCAAAGAAGATATGCAACAGATGAAATAGACTTACCAGACTGACGACATGCAAGAACAATGTTGAAGCGGTTTTCATTGAAGTGACCAAACATCTTTTCCTGATAAGGGTAAAGATCAAACGGCACTAAACCTCTATCAAGAGAAATAACCTTACAATACTTCTTCGCAAAATGTGCTGGATCTTGCATGCATTTAGCATACTCTAACACCTGCTCGTGAGTGAAATGTTGTACGATACCATCACGCTTAACGTTGATGTTACCTAGGTATGTGTCATTCATCTTTGCGGTAGTCGCTTATATCAATCACGTTAGGATCTTTTGGCTTTAGCTGATCCATTAACATCTTCTGTAAATCAGTAGTAGAACCAACAAATAAGTTATTGTTGGTTACAGGAGTCGTTGGTAAACTCAACGGTCCCTTTGCTCTGATATCTTTTTTCTTCTTGTGGAGATCCAGCAGGTTGTTTGTAACATCCGCCATTGTCTTCATTGTAGTTGCAAGCACTTCAAAAGCTCGAGGGTGCTCAGTGGATTTAGCAACCTCCATCATATCATCCATTGCCTCAGAGCCTTTGGCTAAGATATCATGATATGTCCGGCGAGCATATTCAAAGTCATTATCCACATTGCCATCAGAATCATTCATGTTATGCACTATCTATTAATCTAGTAATTATTGTTGTGAATCCAAAATCACTGTCTGGGCTTGCATTAAGTGGGTCTGGAACGACTCTAATACGTTCATAGAGCACATCAGAATCTCTTAAACCAGCACCTATAAATCCAACGTTTATATCTGCCTGACGAATAATTTCACCACTATTAATTGGTCCATAGAAGTTTGTCTTCATTTCGAAGTCAAGAGTATATATGATGGTACGGCGCTGCTCCATTGCTCCTTCATAATCATCGCTAAATGAAACGCTGTTTATGGTGATAGGAATATCTTCAGTAATAGAGGGAAAGTCATCAATTGGTTTAATGGTTATGTTGTATTGCGGACTAAAGAATGGTAAAATTTGCTCAACAACCTGCAATGCATCATCTTGTGACTTAGCATAAATGTTTAGCTGAAATGATATGTTGTATGGTGTAGGAGAAAAGAACTTTGACTTTAATGTGTTAGCGGTGCCAGGGAAGATCTTCTGATTGACTTTTGACAATTGTCTAGTGGGGTCATAATTCATGGCTGTAATTTCAAAAGACATTCTAGGTAGCTTAACAGCTACCTTTGCATCAGTGTCGAGATCTGGATTCTCTAACAAACGTTCCATATACTTACGTTTTGGAGCATAGGAAAGAGGAACCTTAATAGTGCTGTTACCATCACCATTAGCAAGAGTTCTTACGATGTATATGTTGTTGAATAGTCGCCCAAAGAGTGCAACACTCTTTCTAATTCTCTGGTGATAGAAATACGTTCCAAACATTAATTGCCCTCCACAGTGCCAAACGGATTGCTTTCTGTAAAGTCAATGAAGTTTGTATTGTCGCTAAAGTCTTCGTTCTGAGCACCTGGCTGATTTAGTTGTTCACCTACGCCTATAACCATGCGACGAATGACATGACCGTCCCCATCTGCTGAAACAACAACACGAGAAGTGACAAACTCATGGAAATCGCTGTCATTTGAACCCATATGAGCAATTGATAGAATATTGTCAGAATCATTATAGTCGACAATATCGCCAGACACAATAACGCCAGACGCCAGTGTTTGAGAAGCAGTGTTACCAATTATAAACCCTTTAGCTGCTGAGTCTTGTAGAGTGAGTTTTGTGAGATAACCAGTCTTTTCGATATCATCAATAGCCTCAACATATGTATCAAAGTCTTCATCATTGTATTCAAACTTCTCACAACGTAGCTTATATGTAGGCAGGTTGCTTAGCTGATAAAATGGCTGCTCATGTTCGACATGCATAATCTCAAACAAAGTATTGCTAAGGGTGAGATATATTAGATCACCTTCGCGAGGACGAACGCCTGTAATCTCATTATCATTACGTTTTACAGTTTGATCCCAACGACGACGAGCAACAATAAACGTTGCCTGATCTCTTAGCTCGACACCAAACTTCGTGAAGATATCACCCTCACCGTCAAAGCCTTCAATGTTGTCAATATACATTTCAACCTTATACGCAGAATTGAAACGTGAAGGAATATCATCAGCAAAGATAGGATCCTTGTTGACAATATCTCTTGGCAGATAATAAACATCCGGGCCATACATCTTCAACGACTCTATAACGATATCCTCGTATAGATTCTGCTCTGATCTAACCTTTTGGCTGAAATATAAATTTGTGGCCATCTTATCCTACGTAAAAATCTACTGGCAGCTCATGAGTAGCTCTCATGCTACTCATAATTTCTTCTAAGTCGGCTGTAGCGTCTTCATAAAACTGCCGGCCATTTAGTGTTACACCACCTGGTAGCTGCATGCCTTCAAACTTCATTAGGTTAGCGCCCCATTGCTGCTTAATAAGAGCGGTTGTATAATCCTTCATGAAGGTATCGCTCCACACAGATGTGTACGCGGCTGGGTCGATCTTCATTAGCACTTCTGCTATGATATAATCATTCACTCTAACGTCACCATCAACGAAGTCACCATGCACATACAGTCTGTTCTGACGGCGTGAGAAGGTGACTTGTGGAGTGCCGTTAAGCTGCATATCAAGCAACGAGATGTACTGATTGATCTGGTCGTAATATGCAAGATCGCCGATATAGCTATGCATGTCTGTAATATCATTCAACGCCAATTGATATTTGATATCAAAGAAGCTACGAGATGCACCAAGACCACTTGCTATAGGAAACAGTTGCGTCACATAGATAATGTTTGGATTTAAAGTGATATATCCATTGTTAAGATCAGTTTGTGTAACCTGATGCTTTAGGTATGTGCGCAGAGTGCCCTCAGAATGATAATCGTGATACTTTGAGAGAGCATCATCAACCTTATCTTCAATCTGATCTGGATCGACGTTGATTTCAATTACTGGCGCACCAAGACGGCGCAAGCAGTAGTCGATTAAGCTTTGTCTAGATGTTGGAATAGCCATTAGTAAGTTCCTATTTTATAGTATTTATGATCCAGGACTGTACATTGTTTTCAAAGCAGTTCCAGCAGAGTTATAAATTATTAGCGATGCTACTGAGTTAAAATCACCCGAGACAATAGTATTGTTTGCAATCATCGTCGACGTGACGGTGCCATTATCACCTGTTGTTACAACCGTACCTGTAACGTCTGGTAGCGTTAATGTTCTGTTTGCAGTTGCTGTTTTAACTATGTTGTGGTAGAATGTGCCTGCAGCATTATAGGTCCACAGATCATTGTTACCCTTTACAGCTAGTGCTATTTTTGGTGCGGTAGCATTAACTGCAGTGTGGAATTGTAGTTCTCCACCACCCGTTGTTCCATCTGCTACACCACGAACTAAAGCTAAATCACCTGAGCCCTGGACACCGTTATCATAACTTGAAAATGCAACTTCACCGTATATATCTCCAGCAGCGACAGAAATACTGTTTCTTTCAAGTCTGATAATACCTCCTGGGGTATCAATAGCATAAAACTCACTAGCTTTAACGGTCGAAATTGGAATAGTTGCGTTAGTGAGAGCTGCACCCATACTAATAGTACCAGCAACAGTTTGCGCGCCAGTTGTAGCACTAGCATAAGAAACGCTAGTTGTAGTACATGCTGTTACCGTAAAGGTTCCGTTATAACCGGTTGGTGTAACACCTGCTACAACAATTTGGGATCCAACTTGGAAAGGTGCCGCTGCTTGTGTTGCAAAGGTTATAGTTGCAGTTGTACCCGTACCACTTGCACCAGTTGTCGCTAGAGTTGTTGTTAGAGATGGAACAGTAAGGGTGCTGCCAGCAGGATATCTAACACCTCCCCATGTGAGTGTAATGCTTGTTACCACACCCGCCGAAACTACAACCGTACTCCGCATATATTCACCAGGTGATCCACCAGTGAGAGTTTGGTTAGTGTGAGTACCATTCATATACCCAGAACCACCCCCAGCTAATGTGCCTAGAGTGAGAATTGGGCCATTAAGTGGAGAAATGTTTGTAGATCCTGCACCAACTCCTGTAGTAAGTATAGAACCAGCAGTTATAACCTGCGCTGAGAAGTTACCACTTGCATCACGAGCAACAATAGCGTTAGCAGTGTTTGCACTTGTAGCAGTTGTTGCAGAGTTAGAAACTTTACCAGCAGTAGAAATTGTGGCTAGTTTTGTATCTACAATTGCAGCACTTGCGTTGATATCAGCATTAACGATCGTATCATTTGCAATCATCGTCGATGTGACGGTGCCATTATCGCCTGTAGTAACCAATGTTCCTGATGTTGCAGGAATTGTAATTGCAGTTGTTCCAGCAGTTGTAGCTGGAGTCATGGTTACTGTACCAGATGTTGCTCCAGGCATTGCAATAGATGTGATGCCTGTTAGTCCTTGGTTAGCAGAAGCACGGTTCAACGCGACAGAAGTTGTACCAACAAATAATGAGGAGTTACCTAGTACTGCTGAAGGTATTGTTCCAGACAAGTTACCAGCTGTTAAGCTAGTTAAGTTAGCGCCAGATACTGCACCAAAACTTGCAGACCATGTACCGCTTGTAACAGTTCCTGTTGTTGTTGCTGCCGCAGCGTTAACAGCTGCAGTTGTAACTACTTCTGTTCTAACGTTTGCCAGCGTTTTAGGTCTAATTACATTATCACTACCAGTTTCAACAAAATAGTGTGAAGCTGCAGTTGCAGTATCTAAAGCTGTAGTTGTAATTGTTCCGGCACTGAAGTTACCAGAAGAATCGCGGGCTACGATCGCGTTTGCCGTATTTGCACTTGTAGCGTTTGACGTTACAGTAAACGTAGAGTTACCTGATTGGTTAGCAGTAAAGGAAGCACTACCTGATAGACCAGTTCCAGCTACAGCCAGAGTTAGTGTACCATCACCAGGAGTGCTTCCGCCGAGAAGGTTTGTACCTGCGTTGTTAGCACATGCACTTAGATCAATATATGCACCTTTGGCATTACCACTGCCTTCAAAGATTCTAAGTCTATTTTGGAAAACATCTACTGTAACAGTTCCACCTAATGTGGTGTTGGTTAATGGTATGGCTAGATTAATCTGACCGCCTTCATCACCAGCAGCATTTGTTGATGTGAGTTCAACAGCTCTGAATATGCCACCATATGTTAAAGGACCCGTACCAGATCGACCAAGAGAAACGTTATTACCATTACCAAATATGATGTATCCCTGTGAGGAATCTTGAGCTCCAACGATTCGAGTGGTGTTTGCTACGTTAACATCACCAATCCAAGCATCATCTCCAATTTGGTAATTTTTACCTGTGGCATTATTTGTCGAAACAAACTGGGTGGCACTAACAACTCCAGCTGTAAAGTTACCACTTGCATCCCGCGCGACGATTGCACTAGCAGTGTTTGCACTTGTAGCAGTCGTTGCAGAGTTTGCGACCTTACTTGCGGTTGAGATGGTCGCTAACTTACTATCTGGAATATTAGCTTGTAGTTTAGCAGATGATACTGATAGAGCGCCAAGAGCGTTAGAGTCAACTGCACCGGTTGCAAACTTAGCAGTTGTGACCGCCGCGCTTTGAATCTTAGCAGCCGATACAGACAGTGCAAGAATGTTTGAAGAGTCAACAGCGTTTGCCGCAATTGTTGTTGACAGAGCTACAGCTCCGGATCCATTAAAGCTAACCGCTGATGCAGTAACTTCGCCTGTTAGTGAGAAGTCTCTAGCTGTTGTTAGTGTAGCAGCACTACCAGATGTATTTTGGTTACCAGTTGTGTTAACGCCTGGTAAGTTGATATCGGCGGATCCGTTGAATGATACCCCACCAATATTTCTGGCAGTTTGAAGTGTAGTAGCAGTTGTTGCGTTTCCTGACAATGCCGCTGTAATTGTTCCAGCTGTAAAGTTTCCGCTTCCATCCCGCGCGACAATGGCGTTAGCGGTGTTCAAATTAGTCGCAGTTGTTGCAGAGTTTGCAACTTTACTTGCCGTAGAAATAGTTGCTAGTTTGCTATCAGGAATGTTAGCCTGCAGCTTAGCAGACGATACAGACAAGGCTCCTAGAGCGTTAGAGTCGACTGCACCAGTGGCAAATTTAGCTGTAGTTACTGCACCACTTTGAATCTTAGCAGCTGATACTGACAGCGCAAGAATATTCGAAGAGTCGACCGCATTTGCAGCAATTGTGGTAGACAGAGCTACAGCACCAGATCCGTTAAAGCTAACTGTAGGAGCTGTAACTTCACCTGTCAGCGAGAAGTCGCGTCCAGTAGCTAATGTAGTCGCTGTTCCAGCGTTACCAGTAACGGAACCTGTAATTGTACTGCTGAATGTTTTAGCACCAGCAATTGTCTGAGTATCAGTTGTAATGATACCAGAAGCTGTAGCGCTTGCAGACGGAATTGCCCCAAATGAAATCGCCGTTAGGTTATTACCTGTTAGCGATCCTGTAGGACCCGCAGTTGTTCCACCTGTCCAAGTGTAAGTTGTTGGAAACTTAGATGTAGCACTGTCGATGTATTCATCAGTTGTTGGAATATTGTGGTAGTTGGTTCCATCATTTGTGAAACTCCAACGATTGGATGTTTCGTTCCAACGAATCAATACG